TGCAGCACCGCCAGATGCCGATTGGAAAAGCGAGCGGACATGGAAGAAGGCAAACCCAAACCTTGGCATTTCTATCAAGCTGGACTTCCTGAAGAGCGAGTGCGCTCGTGCGGTTGAGATGCCGAGCTATGAGAACACGTTTCGCCAGCTCTATCTAAACCAATGGACTGAGCAGGATCAGCGTTGGCTGCGTATGGATCAGTGGATGCAGGGAGACAAGCCGTGTCCTGTGGACTTGCGGAACCGCGAGTGCTTTGGCGGCTTAGACTTGGCGACGACGTTTGATACCACCTGCCTCGCTCTGCTGTTTCCTCTAGAGGACGGCACGTTGTGGGTAGAGCCGCATTTCTGGCTTCCAGACGAGAACATGCGGCAGCGAGTGCGTCGTGACAAGGTTGGATATGACATATGGGCCAAACAAGGCCACATTCACCTGACGAATGGCAACGTGACTGACTTCGACCAAGTGCGAGACGACATCAACGAACTGACGAAGAAATACAACATACGGCAGATTGCTATTGACAGGTGGAATGCCACGCAGCTCTCGACGCAACTGCAAGGGGATGGGATTGATGTTGTAGGTTTCGGGCAGGGATATGCCTCAATGTCTGGTGCAAGTCACCAGCTAGAGGCGGCTGTTGTGTCTGGCAAACTGCTGCACAACAACCCAGTGCTTGATTGGCAGGCTGGCAACGTAGCAGTGCAGAAAGATCACGCTGGCAACATCAAGCCTAGCAAGGCCAAAAGCACCGAACGCATCGACGGCATTGTGGCTCTTGTCATGGCAATGGGAATCGCAGCGACGGCAACAGACGCACCTGAACTAAACTGGGACATTCTTGAACTATGAGCGACGAACTGGCCGACTACCGGATGTGGGACTTGCGTAGCGTCGATTGGACAGGCAGCAACAGGACGCCAAGCGGCGTGCGAGTGACTGCCGACAACTCGATGGCCTGCTCAGCCTACACGGCATGTATTCGAGTCATCTCTGACGCTGTGTCAGCTCTGCCGCTGCATCTCTACGAGCGGCTGCCAGATGGCGGGAAAATCAAGGTGCCAACGCATCCTGTCTACCGGCTTTTGCACATGCAGCCAAACCCGTGGCAGACGGCTCAAGAGTTTCGGGATTGGATGACGGGAATGTATCTGCACTATGGTGCGAGCTACGCCGAAATCCGGCCAGGCCCTCGTGGTGCAGTATCTGAACTGTGGCCGCTGCATTCGAGCCGGATGGAAGTGGAACGTCTTGAGGATGGTTCGCTGCGGTATCTGTACCGTGAGCCAGACGGAAGGCAGACGATCTACAGTCAGGATCGCATCTTTGCTCTGCGGTTCACCACCGAAGACGGCGTGACGCCTGTTCCTACCTATCGTCTATTTCGCAACGCGATTGGATTGGCTCAGGCTCTTGAGGCTCACGGCAGCACCTACTTTGGCAACGGTGCACGGCCTGGCGTCATCCTTGAATCCGACAACCCGATCCCGGTGGAAGCCGCCGAGCAACTGCGGCAGAACTGGGAGCGGATTCACCGAGGCAGCGATCGTGCATTTCGCACATGCGTCCTGCCTAATGGCGTGAAGGCTCACGAGTTGAGCGGCAGCAACGAGGCGGCACAGTTTCTGGAAACTCGGCAATATCAAGTCATTGAGATTTGCCGTGCCTTCCGAGTGCCACCGCACATGATTCAGGACTTGACTCGCAGCACCTACAGCAACATCGAGGTGCAAGGCACCGAGTTTGTGCAGCACTGCCTGTTGCCGCATCTAAAGCGATGGGAGGCGGCCATCAGCCGTGACCTCATCACTGACGACGAACGATACTTTGCCGAGCATAGCGTCAGCGGATTGCTCAGAGGCGATCACGCGAGCAGAGCGTCCTACTACGTTTCAGCGTTGCAGAATGGCTGGATGACGATCAACGAGGTGCGGCAGCTTGAGAACCTGAATCCGATTGGTGCGGAAGGCGATCAGCACTACATCCAACTCAACATGCAGACGCTGGAGGACATGGACAGCGAGACGCAGCCTGAGCCTGCACCTGCCACCGAGGAGACGCCGCCAGAGCCGCAGGAAGACGCACCACAGGCCGAGGAGGGAGCAGATGCCGTGGACGGTTGAGCAATCCGCAGAATGTCCAGAATCGCGTCCCTGGGCCGTCATAAAGGATTCCGACGGCAGCGTTGAGGGGTGCCACGCCACCGAGGCAGACGCCAACGCTCAGCTCGTGGCACTGAACATCGCAGAGGCCGAGGGCCGTGCCTACGAGTCGCTGGATTTCAAGCCGCCGCAGGGGGTGCGTGACGCCGCTGCTCAGGGTTTGGAATGGCGACGTGAGTATGGCCGAGGTGGAACTGAAATCGGGATTGCTCGTGCCAGGGACTTGGCAGGTGGTCGCAACATCTCGCCAGAAACAGCACGCCGCATGAAAGCGTATTTCGACAGGCACGAGGTAGACAAAGAAGGCCAAGGTTGGAGCCCTGGAGAGCCAGGCTACCCTAGCAGCGGGCGCATTGCCTGGTATCTCTGGGGCTCTGACGCTGGCCGTTCCTGGGCCAATAAACTTGTGCGGCAGATGAATGCCGAAGACGAAGACAGGAGCGAAAGCATGGACAATCTAGAGCGACGTTTTCTGGAAGTCGCAGACGCCGACGAGCTGACAGTCGAGCCGAGAGCCAACGGCCAGACTTCCATTGTTGGATATGCCGCAGTCTATAACCGGCTAAGCCTTGACCTGGGCGGCTTCCGCGAGGAAATCCTGCCTGGTGCATTCGACAAGATTCTCAATCGCCAGCGTGGCAAGGCTGATGTGGTTGCTCTGTTCAACCACGACAACAACATCGTTCTAGGCCGCACGAGCAGCGGCACGCTGGAACTGAGCAGCGATACCAAAGGGCTGCGGTATGTGGTGACGCCACCAATGAGCCGCCAGGACGTGGTTGAGCTGATTTCGCGTCGTGACGTGTTTGGCAGCTCGTTCGCGTTTACGCTTGATCGCAAAACTGGCGAAAGCTTCCGGCAGACAGAGGACGGCAAGACGATTCGCCAGGTGCGAGAAGTCAGCGGCCTCTATGACGTTGGGCCAGTGCTGACGCCTGCATATCCAGCCAGTTCCTCTGCTGTTGCGATGCGTTCCTACAAGGCATGGCTGGCAGAGCAGAACCCTGAGCAAGTCATTGAAGAGGTGGCCGCACGTTCGCAGGTGCGTGACGCTGCTGCCGCCTGGGCCTTGAGGCTGCGAAATGTCTGAGCCGAAGTGCGGCAAGTGCGGTGCGAAGATGGTGACACGTTCTAGCCGTTCCATCGGTTCAGAAACGCAGCGGTATGTTAGGTGCAGGCGGTGCGGTGCCACGGCCACGGTTGTTGTAAAAACAACACTTTTTGACTTTCGGCACTGCAAGCCTTCTGCGTCTGGGAAATAAGTTTTGGTATATCGAACCAGCGGCATGTCGCCGCAGCTAGGAGACTACAAGCATGGACAAGCTGAAGAAGCTGCAAGACGAGGCGGCAGAAGTCGCTGATCGCATTGATGCGGTGCGTGGTATGGAACTGGACAACGATTCCGACATCAAGGCTCGTGATATGGAACTGGAAGGCCTGGTGACTCGTGCCGAGTCGCTTGCCAAGGAAATCGACTTTGAAAAGCGGATTGCCGATAGTGCTGCCAATCTTCGCAGTGTTGTTGATCGGTGCACCCCAGCACCTGAGCCGGTTGCCAAGGAAGAGCGTGCCGAGGTTCGCATTGAACCCGCACCATACCGTGGCCGCCTGCGTGCATTCGACAACCACGAGGCGGCATATCGTTGCGGCCAGTGGCTTGCAGGCACGTTCCTTGGCGACCAGAACGCAAAGCGTTGGTGCATGGATCACGGCGTAGAAGCTCGCGCAATGGGCGAAAGCACGATGGCTGGCGGTGGTTTCGCCGTGCCAGAGGAAATGTCATCGGCCATTATTAGAAACGTCGAGCAGTACGGCGTGGCTCCTTCTGCGATGCAGCAGGTTCCCATGTCGTCTGACACGCTGCTGGTGCCAAAGCGGCTGACCGGCGTGACTGGCTACTGGGTGGGTGAATCTTCCGAGATCACAACCAGCGATCCTACCGGCACCCAGGTGCAGCTTGTGGCGAAGAAACTTGCCTGCGGCACCCGTGTCAGCAACGAGCTGCTGGCCGATTCAATCGTCTCGGTGGCTGATTGGCTTGTGCAAGAGTTTTCTCTTGAGCTTGCCAAGAAGATCGACGAAGCACTGCTTGGCGATGGCGATGGCACCAGCACCTACGGTGGAATGCAGAGCATCACCACCAAGATCAACGACGGCACTCACACTGCCAGCGTTGTGTCTGCTGCTGCTGGCAACGATTCGTTTGAAGACCTTGATCTTGCTGACTTTAGCAAGGCTCTCGGTGCACTGCCTCGCTACGCTCTCGGTGGTGCTGCGTGGTACATCTCGCCTGCTGGATACCATGCCTCAATCGAGCGGCTTCAGATGGCAGGTGCTGGTAGCACGGCAGACATTGCAGCCGGTGGCGTTCCACGGTTCCTTGGCCTGCCTGTTGTGCAGACGCTCGTTATGGACAGCACGCTCGGCACCGATGCTGGTGTTGTGAAGGTGCTTGTCGGTGACGCTGCTCTGGCTGGCATCTACGGCGTGCGTAATCAGGTAAACATCCGCAGCACGATGGACGAGTACGCTCGCTATGACCAGACGGCCTGGTACGCCACGCTGCGTGTTGACGGCAACTGGCATTCGCTGGGTGACACCAGTGACGCCGGGCCAATGATTGCACTCAAGACCACCGCCTGAGCATAAGGAGAACCCAAAGAAATGAACGCTCTCGAAGGAAGCAAGACCGCAGCCAAGGTGTCGAATGGTGACATTGCAACCAATGCAACGCACCAGCACTCAATCGACACGATTGGTTTCAGCTACGCCAGCATCGACGTGTGCTTTGAGCCTGTCGCCGCTGCTGGCACAAACTCGGCAGTTGCTGTGGCTCTGAAGCTGCAAGAAGGTGACACCACGTCGAGCTACAGTGACGTGACCGGCTACGTTGGCGGCACGAGCTTCACCATCCCAACGCCGTCGGCCACGTCCGACACGTCGGTGGTGCGGTTCAATGTCGATATGCGTGGCCGCAAGCGGCATCTCAATGTTTACGCTACGCCAAACGCTGCGAGCCCTGTGGTTTCCGTGGCTCGTCTTGGCAAGCCAGAAGAGTCGCCAGTGGCGGCCTCTGCGGCTGGCGTTGATGTGTTCGTCAGTGGCTGATACTTGACGATATAAACACATCTAGTATCAAGGATGGCCGGGCAGGGAGGCCCAACTCCCGCCCGGCCATTTCCTTTGGAGTTGTTTATATGCTCGTCAAGGTTGGCGATAGCCGGGTTGATGTGCGAGTCGAGGCGGTTCTCAGCGTTCCTCGTCTAGGGTTCAACGATAACTTTTTCACCTGGGCTCAGGCTTTGATGCCGCTCGGCATTCGGCCTACGAAAGTCACAGGCGCATTCTGGGGACAGTGCCTTCAGCGAGTGATGGAACAGTTTGTAGATGATGCCGAGTACCTGCTCACAATCGACTACGATACTTTCTTCACTCAGGCCGACATTGAGCATCTACTGGCTCTGGCGATGACGTTTCAATGCGATGCGATCACTGGATTGCAAACCAAACGCGAAGACGGCAGGCCGATGCTCACGATGCTCGACACGCTGGACAATCCACCGCAGGAAGGGAATACCGAGGTGCCTCGCTCTTGGTTCTCGGCACCTGTGCAGCAGGTGGACTCGGCTCACTTTGGCTGCACGTTTATCAGCACCGCCGCACTCAAGCGTTTGCCAAAACCCTGGTTCCAAGGACTGCCAAACGATCAAGGCGAATGGGGTGATGGCCGAGTCGATGACGATATTTTCTTCTGGCGTCAGTGGAAGAAGGCAGGCAACCGCCTGTTCGTCTCGCCTCGTGTCATCCTTGGGCATGGTGAGTACATGGTCACCTGGCCTGGCGAATCGCTTGGCAAACCAGTGCATCAGCACGCTACAGATTTCTGCACACACATGAAACCGCCGGAAGGCGTCTGGAGGGTTGAACCATAATGCGAGTAGAGTTTGTGAAGAGCTTTCGCGGGTATCGACGTGGCGACACTACACAGATGGGTGATGGCGAGGCCAACTTGCTGATCGCTCGTGGCATCGCCAAGGTGCAGGAACAGACTGAGTTTCTGGAAACTGCGACGGCAGAGCCAGAGATGAGAACGGCAGCAGTCAAGCGAACTAGGAGACGGCGACGTGCGATACCGCAGCCTGACGACTGAGACGGCACCGGCTGTTGAGCCTGTCAGCGTGTCCGAGGCAAAGGAGCATCTGCGAGTAGATATCAGCGACGATGACACCTATATCGGCTCGCTAATCACAGCGGCTCGCAAATACTGCGAGGAGTACCTAGACCGGGCTCTAGTCTCGCAGCAGCTCACGATGCGAATGGATACGTTTCCTTATGAGTTTGAGTTGCCGCGTCCACCGATGGCGACGAGTGGCACGCTGACTGCCACCACTGTGACATACGCTCTCGATCCTGGCAGCTCAGGGACGGCCACGCCGACGACGGCAACGCTCTCAGCGTCAAGCTACCGTGTCGATAGGGATGCCACGCCTAGCCGCATCCGCACCGTCTATGGCGGCACTTGGCCTAGCCACCTGACTGATCCAAACGCCGTGACAGTGACGTGGTGGGCTGGCTACGGTGCTGCTGGTTCTGATGTGCCGCAGGCGATACGCCACGCCATGCTGATGCTGATCGGACATTTATACGAAAACCGCCAGGCTGCCGTAGCCACGGGAGCAGTTCCGCAGGATGTTCCGTTTGGCGTCAAGGCTTTGCTAGATACTTGCAAGTGGGGTTCCTACGCATGATCCTGCCAGGCCAGATGCGTGAGCGAGTTACTGTGCAGCAACCTGCTCGCAGCACATCCGATCTTGGTGAATCGCAACTAACTTGGACGACATACGCAACTCGCTGGGCAAGCGTTGAAGGCGTCAGTAGTCGCGAGGCTTTGCAGTACGGCCAGCAGCAGTTTGAAGTGACGCATAAGGTGCGAATGCGATATCTCGACGGCCTCACCAATCAGATGCGTTTGCAATGGCGTAGCCGCACGCTGGATGTTGTCAGCGTTCTGGAATACGGCAACCGCAGCGAACATGTCTTGGTTTGCCAAGAGCAGGTGGCGTAATGGCTGTGGAAATGGAAATCGCTTGGCCGCAACTGGAAGAGTTGCAGCGTGCTTTTAGGCTGCTGCCTAACAACATAGCTGCAAAGCATATGGCCGCAGCGTTGGGCCGTGCGATTGATCCTACATACAAGCTGCTCAGAAAACTCACGCCGCGCGGACCTACAGGGAACCTAAAGAAAGCCGTTCGCAAGAAGACGAAGCGATATCCAAAGGACGGCTCTGGCGTTGCTGTTGCTGGGTATACGAAACCACCACGAGGAAAAGTGGAATCTGACAGGAAAAGCAACGAGCGAGGGTATCACGCACACTTCGTTGAAAAAGGCACGAAGCTCCGCCAGACAAAAAAAGGCCACATTGCATCTTCGTACAAGTCGCGCCAGCCGTTCAGCATTGTCCGGCGACGAAGCGGTGCGCTAGTAACAAAACCACGAAGTCCTAAAGCGTTTTTGAAAGGTGCAGCACTTGGCGAAAAGGTGCAGCTTGGGCGCATGCCAGTTGGCGGTCGCACTGGGAAGCCACCGATCGAAACCGCCTACAAGCAAACTAAATCAAAGATGGAGCAGGATACACGCAAGGAAATGGCAGCAGGCATTGCCAAAGCGACTAAAGAGATGGCAGGCCCATTTAGAAGGTAAGCCTGATGGCAGTCAGATATCCAGACAAAAATATCCGCAATGCTCTGATTTCGGATGCCAGCGTGGTGCAGTATGTTGGGCATCGCGTATTCGCGCAATATGCGTCACCGGAAGATGCGTTGCCGTTTATCGTGACCAGACGCACCGGCACTGAGCGAGAACAGGCATTTCAGCACCCAGTAGGCGTGCCACGTTTGACGCTCAACGTCGTCTGCTATTCCGACACCTATGACGAGGTGCGGAATCTTGCTGATGCCGTGCGTGCTGTTCTGGATGGATACCGTGGAGTTTTCGACAATACAGAAGTCAAGCAGACCACGGTGGACGAGGAACGCGACGAGCTAGTGCAGCTTGCAGGCAGCGAGAAGCCGCCAGCGTTTGCCGTCGAAATGGACTTAGATATTTGGTGGCAGGAGACATAACCAATGGCGACAACGCCGCATGATGGTTCAGGAACGAGCCTGGTATTTGACGGCACGACATTCACCGTCACCAATCTCACACTGAACTACAACGATGTTCGTGACCGCATCGACATTTCCAATCTCGGCCAAACGACTGGCGAGCAGCGTGCCAGCCAGGATGCTCCGCTGATTGGCACCGTTGACGACACAGGCGTTGAGATTTCGTTTGACTACATCGGAACAACTGAGCTGCCATCTGACACCAGCGGAACACTCACCATTGCGGGTGGCCTTTCGTTGAGCAGAGATGCAACTGTCGCAAGCTCCAATGTGACGCTCGCTATCAACGACGTGATTCGCGGCAGTGCCACGCTTCGTGTTGCTGCCAGCTAAAGCTGGGAGGCAATCGTGGCCACCGTATCGCAAGGCATCTCGTTTTCGTTTAACGGCTCGCCAGCAACAGAAGTGACAGGCCTCTCGTGGACTGTTGGCGGGGGCTACACGTCTGCACGCGATTCCGCATATTTAGCGGAAGCTGGAAGCGTCAGCCTGGAGTGTCTAGGCGGCATTAGCACTAGCATATGGGGAACGACAGGAACGCTAACCATCAGCGGTGGTGGTATGGCATTGTCGGTTGATGCGGTATGTTTGGACGTGACAGCCGAGGCAAACTTGAATGGGGTGACCCGATACTCGGCTGAGTTTTCGATTATCACTTGAGGGATTGCATGGACATCAAGGCCGCGATTCTTAGCAGCACCACAAAGAAGATTAAAAAAGTCGAAGTGCCAGAGTGGGGGACGCCAGTATTTATGCGAACCATGACTGCTGGCGAGCGTGATGCTTGGGAGCTTGCATGGTTGGACAAGCAAGGGAAGGGCGGCGTTGCAAACTTTCGCAGCGTGTTTTTGGTCAAGTGCCTTTGCGATGAGAATGGCACGCGGTTGTTCGCAGACAATGAGGTAGAGCAGCTAGCAGCTCAGGATTCAAAGGTAGTCAACAGACTTTTTGAGATTGCGCGCGAGCAGAACGGCCTCACAAGCGATCAAGTAGACGAGCTAGCAAAAAACTAAATGCCCGGCCAACGCGACGATTCCTGTTCGCTTTGGCTGGGCATCTTGGCATGACGGTGGCAGAGCTATGCGAACGAATGGACAGCCGCGAGCTGAGCGAATGGTACGCATACGTTGCGCACTTTCGCGGGCCTTTGGACGACCCGTGGCAGCAAGCAGGCGTAGTGGCGACAGCGGTGCTGACGCCTCACACTCGGCCAGGCCGAAGGCCAAAACCATCGGACTTTGTGCCTGTCACTGCACCACCGCAACACGAGCTTCAGGTTGCAGCAAAGATGCAACAACTGGCTCGCCTTCTTGGAGGCGATAGCTGATGGCAACCACAGCACTCGGCCTCGCATTGCAGATTTCAGCCAGCACGGCTGGCTTGGCTAAGAGCGTCAACGAAGTCAATCAAAAGCTCGACTCAATGGCTGAGGCAGGCAAGAAGTCTGCCAAGGACTTGGCAATCCTAAAAACCATTGAGATTGGCCGTGCGTTGATCGACAGTGCGAAGGCTCTTGCAGGTGCGTTGTCTAGTGCGGCCTCGTCTGCACTTGACTTATTCAATAACTCGCGTGCGTCAGTTGGTGCGCTGACCACCCTCGCTCAGGTTTCCAATACTTCAGTCGAGGATTTTCAGAAAGTCGCATTGGCGGCTCGCAGCGTCGGCATTGAGCAAGACAAGATGGCCGACATCCTGAAAGACGTGAACGATCGCATCGGTGATTTCATTGAAACTGGTGGCGGCCCAATGGCCGATTTCTTTGAGAACATTGCTCCGAAGGTGGGCGTGACAGCAGATGAGTTTGAGAGGCTTTCTGGTCCGCAGGCTTTGCAGTTGTTTGTCGATAGCCTAGAGAAGGCGAATCTTTCGCAGGCTGATCTGACCTTCTATATGGAAGCAATGGCGTCTGACATGACGAACCTGCTGCCATTACTGAAGGATGGCGGTGCAGGCATGGATAAGCTTGCTGGCCGTGCCGAGCGTCTTGGCATCGTTCTCAATACAGACCAGACAACTGCGATCAAGGAAATGAACGGCGCACTGGGCCTGGTGCAGGCCACGTTCGACGGCATCATCAATCAAGTCACCTCGCAGCTTGCTCCTGTCATTACAGACATTGTGAACAAACTTCTTGACATGGTTGAACGCATTGGGCCTGAGAACATAACCCAGACGATTACAAACGCACTGTTTTCGTTTGCCGACGCTTTTCTCGGTGGCTTGCAGACGTTAGCCGAAGTGCTGGCTCAGATAGCTGACGGCATACTAAAGATTCTTAGCACGCTTGGTGTTGTCGAGCAGACCGCAGACGAGCGAGAACTTGCTAGGGTTCGTGAGCAAGCAACTCGCACCAGAATGCTTCCTGGCGGCCAGTTTGGCGGTGCACGTCAGCAACGCATTTTTGATCCAACAGAAGAGCAGGCAGCTCGTATTGCAGAGCTGGAAGCTCGCATACAGATGCGTGCAGAGGGTGGCCTAGGGCAAGTGTTGGTAGGTGGCATTGAAGGGCTGCGTGAAACTCTGAATCAAACCCGCGAGCAGTTTGCACAACCACTAGAGGCACCGCAGGAAAGCGTCGATGCTACTCGTGGCGTTGAGCGTGCGGTAGAGGAGGGAAGCAATCAGACAGTAGAAGAGCTGCAAGGAATGCGGGAAGACATGCGGCAGGCACCTGCTGTTGATATTTTAGGAGCAGCACCGTGAGCGTAGCGTCTTATCGTGAACTAACTGGACGCAGCTTCACGCATCGTTTTGGCGATGCACCGACTGCGCAACGCCGTTTCGGCGTGACGTTGACGACTCCAGCGGAAAGTAACCAGGCGATCCTCAACGCCATCGGCATTTTCCACGGTGCGTTCCATCCTGAATATCCGTTTTTGCGATGCACAGAAGGCAGCGTTAAAGAAAACACGCCGACGCCATACCACGCCGAGGTCGTCTATCGTTACGAAGTGCCGCAGGTTGGCAATGTTGATTTTGAGCCAAACCCACTAGCAAGGCCTGACGTGTGGAGTTTCTCCACCACTACGCGACAAGTGCCTGCTCTGACATACTATGACGGCGATGGCAATGCTAACGAAAAAGCATTGACGAACACGGCAGGGGACTACTTTGAAGGCTTGCAGATAGAGTCTTCGGAGATGCGTGCTGTTATCTCTGGCAATCGTCCTGTGTTTCCGGTTGGCCTAGCCAACAGCGTGACTAACACGATCAACAACGCAGCTTTTCTTAATGCACCACAGTACACATGGAAATGCCAAGGCATAGGCGCACAACAGCGTGTTGAGGTTGTGAATGACATCGAGGTGCGATACTGGGAGGTTTCCGTTGAACTGCTCTACAGGCCTGAGTCTTGGGTGCTAAAGCTGCCGAATGTCGGCTTTAACTATTTGCCAGGCGGCACTAGCCCAAAATCACCTGTAGCAGTAACCGACGACAATTCTCTCAGCGAAACATATGGTCAAGAAGTGCCAAGCCAAACGCCGCAGCCTTTAGAGCCCGATGGTGATATTCGCTCTAGCGGTGAGCCAGATATCCTTGAGCGTCGTCCTTACAAATCACAAGACTTTGCCAGCTTCTTTGGCGTGCCACCTTTTTAGGGTTTTCCAATGCCAGACGTGACCTACACCATCAATGGACAGATTGCCAAGGGTTCGCTCTCGCAGTCGTTCGCAGCTTCGGGGGTAACTGCCAGCATGGCTACCGCAGGCGTGGCGTCTGTAACGCTTGAGCTGGACACTAGCACCACAGCTATCAGCACAAGCACTCTAGGGGCGGTTGGCCTTTGCTTTGCTCGTTCGCTTGCCACTACTGAGACGCATACCGTGAGCTTTGGCAGGCTGAATGGGACAAACCTATTCGAGACTGTGCGGCTCAAAGCGGGCGAAGCTGCCGTACTGCGCCTCGCTGCTGGTGATTATGCCGCCAAGTCTGCTGTGGCTGGTTCGCGTCTGGTGCTGACTATCTATGAGGACTAATTGTGGCACAGAAGCCAGACGGCAAACCGGCAAACTTGCAAAAAGTGCAGTTCACTCGCCCGGCGGCAGAGCGTATTGCTCGTGTTGTGCGGCAGGTGGAGTTGGGAGATAGAGATACTGCGCCACTGCGGTTTGCTCCCCGTCTGCGGCAGGCGGCAGGGACAAAAGACATCTTCCGCATGGCTCGCATCTCTGCGCCTTGGGCTTTTGAAGACACTGCGACGATTACTTTTGACAATCCGATTCACAGCGGTGCGACAGCTACGGCAATCAACTACTTTTGCGGCATAGGTGGTGGGCGTGTTGGCGTCTGCAAAGACAGCACTGGCGTGTGGCATCTCGTGGCATGGGAGATGCAGGAGGTCTGCACGACTCGCCTCATCAATATGGAGTTGCAGCTCAATACGGCAAACTGCGAAATCATAAAGACGCTTGTTACCGCTACACAGAAATTCCTGCGGTTGACTTACCCGTTTGCGACATGCTCAACAAACTCCACTACGCCAGGGTGATAGATGGCACGATGCGTTTGCTGCGCCTGCATAATCGACGATGACTGCTGCGTGGACGGATATACCTACAACTGCGGCGGCGTGCCTGTCGGTGTGACATACGAGACGGCAGCAGAATGTTCTGCTGCGGCGGCATCCATCGGATGCCCAGGTGGCGGTCCGATCCCAATCTGCTATTGCAAAAACATTGACAACGAATGTTGCGATGACGGAATTTGCCGCAGCATCTGCGAGGAGTTGCCACCGTGAAAGCGATCAGCATC